ATCCAGAGTAGGTACTGCCGAGGACGGAACAATTAAGTCGTCCCCGTAGACCCGAACATCCCGTGCAGCACGCTTTATCGATCGAGAGGTCACTTTGTACCCCCCTTCGTATAAAACGACAGCTATGCAAATCAAAGCATAGATGATTGTTTGCACAGGAAACGTGGTTCCGTTGCCCTGCGGTGCATATTTGCGAAGACGCAAATAGTATTGCTCGCCGTGGCCCGTTGAGTTAACTAACCAACGAGTACGACAAGCATGCAACGCACGGAGTAGCGACTGATTAGCCGCAAACGCCCGTTCAACTACCCAACAGGAGAGGCGGTCACTAGCCGAGGAAAGATCCACGGTTGCGTGATTACCAGTCTTGCTGGCTAAAAGACAGAAAGCCCGTGAGGGCTCCTGACTTTTAAAGTTGATAGAACTACGAATATGGTGAGGGAGATTCTCCCTCAACCAACTCATCATCCCTAACTGAAGGTACTGATGAGCCACTGGCTCAGAAGCGATCAATCGCGGTGATTTAAGCGTCTTAGGCACAGCAATAAGCTTAGCCGGATGCTCCATTACCCCGAAATCGACTACCTCTGTTAGATGCATATCCTCCCGAGACTGACCAAACAAGACAAAAGGGAAGTAACCCTCAAGCTTATTAGGCCAGTTCGGAATGTGATACTTATCACATTTGGATGGTGCATCGGCCACAGCGCCGGGTCCATGAGATGGAAAGATATCATGAGGTATGACTTCTGGCATGGTGGAAACCACTATGCGACAAACGTCATCCAGAGCCCGTAGTAACGGTCCTGGCACGTGATCTCCTTCAGAGAACACGTCCCCATGTCTGTTGGAACTTGAGTGGAAAGAAAGTCTTCTCTCTGGAAAATCCAGTGAGTCAAGATCCCAGCCAAGGCTAGGTATCCTAAGACGACGATCAATCTTCTCAAATTCGGAAACCGCCTCCATAAGGGTTGCATCACTGCAGTCCTTCTTCACTTTCTTCGAGAGCAACAACGTTGCGCGAAGAAAGAATATATGGTTGGGGTCTACCGCTTCAACAAGTCTTCCATCTGCGTCGAAACACCTATGAAACAGACCGGACAAGAATGTCCGACTGCCATCTTGGCACTTCCCGAATGTCTTCGGCAAGTGCTTAGGATCAAGGTGTCCTCTAGAAAGTGCACGGTCTACGACCTTGCAACCCTCCGGCATATCGATCATAGTGAACGATACGCCTCTCGAGGAAACAACGCGCTCTAACCAGCGATAATCGCTGATAAGAGAATCTAGCAGACCTACGTCCCACGCTGCGATGTCTTGAA